CGGTCTCGTACAGAAGGCGTATGACCGCCTTATCGAGTTCGCCCTTCGTGCTCAGCCTCTTATCCGCCAAGTTGCAGATAAGACCCCAGCACGTCAAAGCATTCCTGGTTCATCTGTTGTATTGCAACGTTACGTTGACCTTACCCAGAACACATCTTCTCTTACAGAAACTGTGGATCCAGATGCAGTAGCGCTCGCTACACCAACATACACAACCATCACTCTTCAAGAGTATGGTAACGCGGTGCTCGTCACTCGCGCGTTGGAACTCTTCTCACTTGCAGATGTAGATCCAGCAGTTGCTAATATCATCGCTTACAACATGGCAGACTCAGTTGATACCCTTGCACAGACAACTCTTGCAACCGGTACCAACGTACTCCGTCCATCTTCTGTTACATCAACAGCAGCATTGACTTCAAGCAACGTATTCAACTCAGCAGTTGCCCGTAAGGCAACAGCCAAGTTGCGTACAAACAAGGCTATCCCACGTAAGGGATCACTCTACTGGGCAGGTATCCACCCAGAAGTTGCCCACGATCTCCGCGCTGAAACAGGCGTAGGATCATGGCGCCAGCCACACGAATACCAGGCAAATGATGAGATCTGGGCAGGCGAGCTTGGTACCTATGAAGGTGCTTTCTACGTCGAGTCACCACGTCTCTTCTCTGCTAAGACTGGTGCAACCCAGTCAACATTCACAACAACTACCTCTACCTCAGCAGCATCAGGTGCGACCACACTCGCAATTGTTGCTCCTACAGGTGGAAACGTTATCAACGTTGGTGACCAGGTTTCTGGTACAGGCGTTGGAACAGGTGCAGTTGTTACTGCAATCGATACTACAGGTCTTATCCTCACAGTATCAGTTGCTGTTACATCAGCAGGTGTTACCTCTGGTGCGACTATCACAATCACTCCTGTAACAAAGGTGTTCAACACCTACTTCGCTGGACAGCAGGCACTTGCGGAAGCAGTAGCCGAAGAGTTCCACGTTGTTATCGGACCAGTTGTTGACAAGTTGATGCGTCACCGTCCACTCGGATGGTACGGAATTGCAGGTTGGTCTGTATACCGTAACGAAGCACTCTACCGTGTCGAGTCTTCTTCATCTATTGATTACGTGTAACCAATAGTTAATTGACTGTAGGGCTGGGATTAAACCCAGCCTTATGGTAAGTCCACTATTAAGGAGCGATATGGCACAGCAATATTTTACTGGTCCAACGACCTCTGAAGGACCGGCGGGTGGCGGACGTTTGTTTATCCGTTTCCGTTTAACACGTGGTATCACGATCTATCGTCAGGCTGGTAAGTGGTATCAAATCCGCTATCCAACTGAAGACCAGACAGCAGCAGCGGATCCAGGTACTGTCCTAAAGGGCGGGTACTCAACTCCGATATCAGATTCTCTAGCGACGGAACTTACAAATGCAGGTTATGGACAATACATTACAACAGGATTGCCCCCAGTACAGTCATACGACACTTATTAAAGAGTGGGGTTACAAGTTAGTTGATGGTGATGTTAAAGAATACGCATCCCTTTATGGTTGCTCTAAATGCAACGTTACATCAACAGAGCCCTTTCCTTCAGAAGAAGCAGCAGTAGTAGACCACACTAAGTGTGGCGATGATTGCTTTGGTTGCAAGGTTAAGAACCTTCAACTTAATGCCGGTGATGCCAAGCACTCCATTACCGAATCAGGCACCACTCAAAAGAAGTGGGATAAAGAACTAGATTTCTACAAAGAGGCAAGATCTCAAGGGATCCAACCTGAAAGCACAACACGTGCTGCTGTAGAAAAAGCATACGAAGCCTCAGAGGTTCTTAACAAACCTTATGACGGTGGAACGATGCCGAAAGCCAACTTCATTAATAATAAAACAGTAGAAGTAATGAAAGAAGTAGGAGCAATCTAATGGCTTATTCAAATAAGGCAGATGCAAAGCAAGACGCAAAGACAATGAAGGGTATGTCCCCCGCTCAAAAGGCAGCCTTCAAGAAGGCGGATGCAAAGATGGATTCTAAGAAGCCATCTGCCTCTGCTGACAAGAAGATGGATACAGCCCTTCGTTCCAAGATCATGAAGAAAGGTAAGTAACTATGTGCGCAACATGCGGATGTACAGGACAGGTTGTATCACCACGTACTAAGGCTTCAGATAACTCTAGAGTTTCTAAAGACCAGGGTAACGTTGGATCAGCAACAGGCAAGGGCAGATAATTATGTGCCGCAATTCAGTAATCGGTTGCGAGTGCAACGGAGAAACAGCAGTAACAATCGTAGCACCAGTCAGAGTAGCACCAGGTCAGAATGCATCAGTCATTTCTGGCTTTGATACTCCAACACCTATCGGAAAAGGAAAGTAACATGGCAGCAGATATGATGAATCCAAAGCAGCGTTCAGTTGCTAAAGATTACTCTTCAGTAAACACAGGCGATTTCATGGGCGGAGTTGCTCCAGCAGGAGCATCAATGTACCAGACTCTTGACAACACAGGAACTGCTTCAGGTCCTGCTCAGGTTGTTCAGGGTGTATACGTTGCGCCTGAAGGCGGACGCGCTAAGTAATGGCTGACGCAAAAAAAGGCATGGGCTTTTCTAAAGCTCAAGCGCAGATTGCAAAGAAGCAAGGTATTTCAAATAAAGCAGCGGGAGCAATCCTTGCAGCAGGTGCTCGCAATGCTAGCCCTGCCGCTAAGAAGGCTAACCCTAATTTAAAAAAAGTAGCAATGCCTAAGAAGCAAGGGAAGTAATTATGGCAACCGATCCACGTCTTAAGAAAGCCGGAGTCTCTGGCTTTAACCAACCAAAGCGTACACCTAACCATCCTACTAAGTCACACGTTGTTGTGGCTAAGTCTGGTGATCAGATTAAAACTATTAGGTTTGGTCAACAAGGCGTGGTCGGTGACCATAAGCCAACAGCACGACAAGCTTCATTCAAAGCACGTCATGCAGCAAACATTGCTAAAGGCAAGATGAGTGCAGCCTATTGGGCAGACAAGGTGAAATGGTAATGGCTAAGGCATTTAAAGCAGCAGACGGCAAAGCACACATTGTTACTAAAGATGTAGTAGTTAAGCATCCTGGTAATTCTAAAAAAACTATTGACCTTACACAAAAGGCTGGCGTTAAATCAATTGCTGCAGGAAAGAAAGCAGTTCAAAAGTATCATTCTAAGAAAGGTAAGTAATGCCACAGCCTACCTATGGAACAATTAATATTTATGGCACTAACTATACTTTGTATGGCAAGCCTGGTTCTACTGAGCGTGATGAACTTAACCGCTTAGCCAACGGTGGAACTTATCCAACTGTTGACAAATACATTGATGAGCAAGCAGCAGCAAACATATGGGCAGGTATTCATACTGATACCAGTTATCTTGCTACATCTTATGCTCTTAATCTTAAGTACAACTCAAGCCGTAAGCATACAGATTTTAAAGACTATAACGGTATCTGTAACGAACTAGCAGGATTAGGCACTGACCCATCTAAATGGGTTGAAGGCTTAACTGCATTAAGGTTGATTGCATCCTAATGACTACTCAACTTACCGATTTAGTCAACGATGTTGAACTTAACATTCAAGGATTTACATACCGTCAAGACCGTGCTACTTGGCTGACAGCAGCCTGCACATCTGGAGATTTGATTCTTCAGGTTGCATCTACCGATAACATCGGTAAAGGTATCATTGAAATTGACGATGAGATGATGTGGGTAGATGCCTATGATCGTCAGGCTAACACAGTTACCATTGCACCGTATGGTCGTGGATACAACTCATCTACTGCTGCGTCTCATGCACTTAACGCAAAAGTAGTTATCACTCCTACCTATCCACGTGTATCAGTTATCCGTGCTATCAATGACACTATTAATTCTGTATACCCAAAGGTATTTGCACTAGGTGCAACAGACTTTAGTTTCTTGGCATCTCGTACCACATACCAGATTCCATCTGAAGCAATTCAAATCTTGCATATGGCATGGCAGACTGTTGGACCTACTAAGGAATGGCTACCTATTCGTCAGTGGCGCTGGGATCCGTTGGCTGATACAGCCTACTGGGGTGTTCAAACACCAGATGGAATTAGCACAGGCTACTCCAAGACTGTATCACTATACGACAACATCCTTCCTGGTCGTACTGTTCACTGTGTTTATGCCAAGCAGCCAGTGCCAATGGTTAATGAAACAGATAACTTTGAGACAACCACAGGGTTGCCTTCTAGCATGCGTGACGTAATTATTTATGGCGCAACATGGCGCCTATCTTCATTCCTAGATCCAGCTCGTAACTCTATAACTTCCGCTGCAGCCGATGAGTTTGAATCAAAGCGACCATACGGTGTTGGCGGAAACGTAACAAAAAATCTTCAAGCAATTTTCCAGAGTCGTCTTGAAGAAGAATCATTAAAGCAAAAACTTCAGTTCCCAACCCGCGTCCACTACAGCCGATAGGTCAATAGATGACAACTCGTATTTATACTTCCAAGTCTCAACAGACTACACTTACTGCATCAGTTACATCTGGCGCAACCATCTTCTCTGTTGTATCTGCTACTACTTTGCTAGGTGGTGCAACAGTAAACGCAGGTCAGGTCTTTACGATTGTTATCGATCCAGATACATCTCTTGAAGAAATTGTAGATGTATACTCTGCTAGTACCAATCCAGTATCTGCTAACAACTTAACAGTTGTTCGTGGCGCGGATAGTACTTCTGCTCAAAGCCATGCTGCCGGTGCAGTAGTTCGTCATATGGTTATTGGTCGTGACTTGCGTGAACCTAATACTCACGCTAATACCTCATCAGGTGTTCATGGTATTGCAGGTAACGTAGTCGGAGATACTGATACCCAGACTCTTACTAATAAGACAATGGATGGTGGAAGCAATACATTCACCAACATTGGTGTTGGTTCACTGTCTACATCTGTAGTTACTCTTACTGGCACACAGACTCTTACTAACAAAACTTTAACTAGTCCTACTATTAATGGTGGCACAGTTTCATCAGCAACAGTTACTTCAGCAACTATTCAATCAGCAACGCTAGGTTCTGACCTTGCTGCTGGTAGCCACAAAATTACCAACCTTCTTGACCCAGCCTCTGCACAGGATGCTGCTACTAAAAATTATGTAGATACTCAGATTACAAACCTTGTTAATGGCGCTCCTGTTTCATTGAATCAACTTAATGAACTTGCTGCTGCTATTAATAATGATGCAAGTTTTAGCACAACCCTTACCACTGCTTTGGGTACTAAGTTGCCTCTTGCTGGTGGAACCATGACCGGTGCTATTAACATGGGCACTAGTAAAGTAACTAACATGGGTACTCCTACTGCATCTACTGATGCAGCAACCAAGGGTTACATTGATACTATTTTTGGTTCTACTACTTCTGCTGCAGCCAGTGCTACAGCGGCTGCTACCTCAGCAGCTAGTGCTGCTACGTCTGCTTCTAGCGCAGCCACAAGTGCTTCTAGTGCTTTAACTAGTCAGACTGCTGCTGCAACTTCAGCAACATCTGCTGCTGCTTCAGCAACTGCTGCTGCTACATCCGCTGCTTCAGCCGCTACTTCCGCTTCATCATCTTTAACTAGCCAGACTTCTGCTGCTGCATCTGCTACGGCTGCTGCTACATCAGCGACTAGTGCTGCTGCATCGGCTACTGCCGCTGCAACTAGCGCTACTAGTTCTGCCACTTCAGCATCTGCCGCACTTACATCAGCCAACAGTGCTGCTACTAGTGCGTCATCTGCTTTAACATCACAAACTGCTGCTGCTACAAGTGCTACTTCTGCTGCAGCATCTGCAACTTCTGCTGCTACTTCGGCTGCTAATGCTCTTGCTACTTACAATACATATAAAACATATTACCTTGGAGCATTCTCTACAGCACCCACTCTTGATAATCAAGGTAATGCTCTTATTGTAGGTGCAACTTATTGGAATACCGGTACTTCAACCATGTACTCATGGTCGGGTAGCGTTTGGTCTGCTATTTCATCTACCTCTGCGGTTACCAACGTAACTGGTACATCAGGTCGCATTACCTCTAGCGGTGGTTCTACTCCACAGATTGACCTTGCTACTGCAGGTACTGCTGGAACCTATGTTTACCCTGCATCAATTACTACAGATGCTTATGGTCGTACTACATCAATTACTGCTGGTTCTACTCCAGTGCTTGCTTCTGCTTACACAGCAACAGGCGATATTCTTGTAGGAACTGGTGCTGGAACATCAAACAAGATTTCAATTGCTACAACTAGCGGTTGGATTCTTACATCTAACGGAACTACTGCAGCATGGGCTGCGCCTGCAGCAACATACTCAGCACCTACTATTGGTTCTACTGCTATTACATCAGGTGGAACATTTACAACAATTAATGGTATGACAAAAATTCAAGCAGCCCAGCATACTCAGTTGGACGGCTCAGGTTATGAAATGGATCACTTGCTTATGATGATCATGGGCGCAATCTAATAACGAAAGGGTAGTAACTAATGGCTACAACAACTAAGACGCTGGCTAGAACAGCAGCGGCAACAACATCAACAACTCTTTACACAGTACCTGCTACTACAACTGCAGTAGTTACTAACATTGCAGTGGTTAACACTGCAGGTTCATCAGCAACCTTCACCATCACCCTTGATGGCGTAGTGCTTATTCCTGCTGCAACCATTGCTGCTAACACAACAGCATTGTTTGACCTCAAGCAAGTACTTGCTGCAACAAAAATTATTGCTGGGTTTGCATCTGCAACTACAGTTAACTTCCATATCAGCGGAGTGGAGATAGCGTAATGGCACTTTCAGTATTCCCTGCAGCATCTGCTGCTGTTTTAACTCAGAAAGTTCAAGAGTTTTTATCTACTACTTCATTTACCGTGCCATCTAACTGCACAACTGTTGAGGTATTCCTTGTCGGTGGCGGAGGTTCGGGTGGCAATGGTACTGGTCAATCAACAGGTTCAGGTATTGGTGGAGGCGGAGGTGCGGGTGGGTTAGTATTCAAAACCATTGCAGTCACCGCAGGTTCTTCTTACACAGTAACTATTGGAGCAGGCGGGACTGGAACATCATCAGCGAGCACAATGGGCGGCAATGGTGGAGACACATCATTTGGTTCGTTAGCAATTGCTACTGGTGGTGGAGCGGGTGGCTATGGCAATGGAAACACAGGTACAGATGCTAATGGCGCAAATGGTGGTTGCGGTGGCGGTTCAGGTGGTCACGTTAACATGGGTGGTCCTAGAAACTCTGGCTCAGGCGGTGGAATTGGTGGTCATGGTGTTGCAAACACTGGTTCTACAACAGCAACATATGGAAATGCTGGTGGCGCAGGTTCTCAAGGTGGCTATGGTGCTCCCTCTGGAGGAGCTACTTTTGCTTTTTCTCCTGCTGGTCAAGGTCAATTTGGTTTTGGTGGCGGAGGACTGGCTTCTTTTGGAAATTCAATTACAGTTCCTGCTGGATATGGCGCTGGTGGCGTTTCTGCGAACGCTGGAGTTGGTGGTAATGCTACCGCAAACACTGGCAGTGGTGGTGGTGGTGGTTATGCAAGCACTGCAACAACTAATGCTGGCGGTAATGGTGGTTCAGGTTATGCAAGAGTTACTTATTGGACATAAGGAGATAAACAATGGAACATTTAACTGAGTGTGAACACGCGTTCATTAAGAATGGCGTAGTAGAACATGTCTTTGTATTTGATAAGTACGCTCACGGCACTCCTCTAATTGATGCGGTTAAAGACGAACACGGTTGTGATACCGTTGTTTGCCTTTGCGATTATGGTTCAAAAGTTATTCGTTATTCAACATGGGATGGTGCAACATTTACACCACCAACCCTTGATTACTTGTACAGCATTGGCGTATCTAACGAAAACCAAGCAATGCATGATGCTCGTATTGCAGCAGAAGCAGAAACAATTAACAATCCTAACTCAGTAGTGTAATGTCTTATATCTACTTAAACTTT